CTACAACGGTAAAACAATTAAAAAAAGATTATGAATTGATTTTAGCGTATAATAAAGACACTGATCCACATCCTATGGATTTTCTTATGTTTATTGATTTAACTAGGGTCAAAGGTAGAAGAATGCTTGCGAGTATTCCTGGGCGATGTGCCCACATAGGCACCGATATGAGTCCTTTCACCAATTGGGAAGAAATTTTAAGGATGGAGTTAGAATGAGTAAAGAAAGCAGCATTGAAATCCTTAAATATCTGAATTTTGACAATGGGACGTACTTAGAAGCAGGTTGCAACGATGGGGTGGCACAAAATAATACTTATACTCTAGAGATGGCTAGGCACTGGAAAGGCATATTGGTTGATGCATCTCTTGATGCTTGTAAACAATGTCTTAAAAATCGTCCCAATGATATTATCATAAATGCAGCGTTGGTTTCTCCAGATTATAAGGAATTGACAATAAAAGGGGACTTTAATGGTCATTTGATGGGTAGCGTTGGAGGCAAGAGATTGCACAACGAAAAAAATTCCGTTATAGAAGTTAGAGCTTTTACACTTGACTATATTTTACAAGAATGCCATGTTGACAAACTTGACTTCCTCGCAATTGATTTAGAAGGTTACGAAATGCAGGCACTCTTGGGATTTAATTTCGAGAAGTATAAGCCGAAGTATTGTCTAATAGAATGGAATACCGGGGAAGACGAACTATTTCCCTTTATGGAAAGTAAGGGATATTATAATTTGGGATGCATTTCTAATTTTAATGTTGTAGATGATGTTGGATGGACAGGTCAACATAATGATTATCTATTCAAACTAAAAACTATTTAATCCTTGACAAGAACAAGAAAGTGTGTTATAGTAATAAGGCTATATAAAAATAAATTATGGGAGCGTATATTGTCAATACAAAGAGAAGAAATACTGTTCTACGAAAAAATAAAAAATGATTGTAATGTTATTTTTGATATAGGGTGTAGAGAAGATATAGATTATGTCTTGATGAGCGAAAATAAAATATTTCATTATTTTGAACCTAATCCTAGTCCGTATGAAAAATGTCAAGAAAAATTAAAAGATATTCATGATAATATAGTATATTTGAATAATTTTGGGATAGGGAATAAAACTAAAGAAATAGATTATTATCCCGATGGACAATCATTTTTTAGAAGAACTTATATTTATGTTTCAACGTCTGATCCAGTTTTATTATCAATTAAAAGTTTTTCAGATTATATCAAACAAAATAAAATAAATTACATTGATTTTTTGAAAATGGACGTTGAGGGAGGAGAACCTGATATATTATTAGATAATCCTGATTTTATAAAAATGTCTGTTAAATATGTTCAGTTCGAATGGGCTTCAACATGGGTAGATAGAGGAGATGGGATTTGCCTTAATGATATTATCAAAGAGTTTAAAGAATATTTTGATTTTTATTTTCTATATGACGAGAATCACCCTCTTTCAGCAAAATATAAAGATTTTCTTACTAAAATAAATGATGAGATATCGAAAGAAATGACGTTACACATGATGAATGCTTATGGATTTAATATTGTCATGATAAGGAGATAGGATGAAATTAGACCAAGTGTTTGAACTTATCCTTGACAGATATTAAAAAATATGATATAAATGAAAGGTTATACAAAATAAAATTAAAAAGGAGAATATAAATGTATCAAGTAAATGTAAAAGTTAAAGGAATTTCAGTGATGTTGCAACATCGTTTTCCGATTCCTTCTTATGAGGAAATGAGTTCTGGTGGGACAAAGCACACTGGGGCAAAAGATTATTCCGCAGAATGGAAAGAAAGCCTTTATACTACAGAAAAAGGAGAAATTTATCAACCTGCTAATCATTTTGAACTTGCTATGGTTAAAGCGGCAGCCAATTTCAAAATCGCTGGTAAACGCGGAAAAAGTTATAAAGATTTGGTTAGTGCGAATGTTGTTATTGACCCAGAACGTATTCCGTTTGGAATTATTGCACCAGATCAATTAGACACTGATGCAGATAAACCTTTATATTTAGATATGCGTCCTGTGGTTATTCAAAGAGCAAGGATTGTTCGTATCCGTCCTGCTTTTAAATCAGGATGGGAATTGGAATTTGTTATCAATGTTTTAGATGATGAACTTCCTGCAAATATGCTTCAAGATATTTTGGTTTTGGCTGGGAAAACCGTTGGTGTTGGTGATTATCGCCCTAAGTTTGGGCGTTTTTCTGTTGTTGAGTTTAAGGTTTTAAAGTAAAATTTTGAAATAAATTTGAGGTTATGGATGGGACTGCATCGGACAGAAACGGACAGGAGTGGCAAGCCGAGGTCTGGTATGGCAAATTAAGGTGAGGTTGATATTAAAAATAACATTACAAAAACATATTTTGAGTTACCAGAATTTCCTAATAAGAAATTCCCATGGTATAAACGACCTCCAATAAATTTATGGAGAATATTGAGACAATACGTGTACGAAAGAGACGTGGGTAAATGTCAATATTGTGGGGAACCTACAGAATTAAATGATTGCCATATACATCATGTATTAGAATTAAATCAGGGCGGAACTAATCATCCTAGCAATTTGAAAACATCCTGTAAAGAATGTCATAAAGATAAGCATCCTTTTATGCAAGATGCGCGAGATAAAATGCGAAGAATGGAAATGGAATAAGAAATTTGAGGTTATGGAGCGGTGTTTCAAGGTCTGGTTGGAGGGGTTAGGTTGTGTTTGCCATGGTTTTGTTAGGACAGGTTCGTTATCTTAAGGTAGGGTATGGATAAATTTACATAGGAGATTGTTATGAAATTAGGTAATTTATTCGAATTAAGTTATGTTTTGAATCTTGATAAACGCAAAGATCGTTTAGATAGATTAGAAAATGAAGAATGGGAGAAGATATCTTTTTGGCCCTCGCGTTTTTCTGCAATTGAAAGAGAAAATGGCGCTCAAGGATGTTATGAAAGTCATTTGGCGATGTTAAAAGAAGCAGAAAAACAAAATAAAAATTTGTTAGTTTTTGAAGATGATATTACTTTCTTTGAGCACAAAAGAGTTACAATTGAAAAGTCATTAGATGAGTTGATTGAACAAGAAGATTGGTGGTTATGGTATGGCTGTGCCAATATTCTTAGGCCATTTTACCAAGTGTCGTCTTGTTTAGCAAAATTAAATCACGCACAATCTACAGTATTCTATGGTGTAAACAAGAAACACTTATCTGAAATTATAAAAATAGTTGAAGCGAATCCGACATATATCGATGTTGTTTATTCGGAAGCAATTGTGAAAAATTATCCATGTTTTATTTGTGTTCCGATGGCAGGTCTTCAAGCACCAGATTATAGTGATATCGAAAAAAAAGTTGTAGATTATAATTATATGATTGACAGATATAATCAAAATTTTGTGAGTATGTATAAAAAATAATTGGGGATTTAATTTTGAGGTTAAGGAATGGATCGGATTTTTCAGGTTGGGTTTTGTAAGGTAATGTGTGATGTGGTATAACACGGTAAGGTATGGAAAATATTTTTAATTTAGGAAAAATTTGGTGAGAAATGAAAAATTGTAGAACTATTATATTTAGTAGGAACCGCGCTTTACAACTTCACTTATGCTTGATGACACTTCTAAATCATTGCCCCGATATTTTAGATGTTTCAGATATTTATATTTTGCATCGAAACGATTCAGAGCACGAAAAATCATATGAAATATTGAAATCAGAATTTACTATGGTTAATTTTGTAGAAGAACAAAATTTTAAAGAAGATTTATTAAAAATAGTACACAATGAAAGCAACATTTCATGGGGTAGTGAACCCCCATATATGGGGTTAAATAATAAGAATAGTCCATATATGGTGGTATTCATTACAGATGATAGTGTGTTTACCGCTGATTTTTCAATGAAAGAAGTTATTTCAACACTTGTTGAAAATAAAGACTGTATAGGGTTTAGTTTACGTCTTGGCCGAAATACACGCCACTGCTATCCTTATAATTGTAAACAAAAAGTTCCAGAGTTGGAAAATGTAAAAGATAATATTTATAAGTTTAATTGGGAGAAATCAGAATATGATTTTGCGTATAGTTTAGAGTTATCGAGTTCGGCTTATAGGCTGATAGACATTATTGCAGTTTTAATTTCCTCTGAGTATTCTAATCCTAATTTTTTAGAATCTAATATGGATCAATTTTCCAAATTTTATAGAAACAATAAATTAAGTCCAACCCTATTATGTTTTGAGACTAGCGTAGCATTTAGCGATCCTCTAAACAGAGTGAACGCGACACATCCTAATAGAAGTGGAAATGTGAGTGAAGATAAATTAATGGAATTATTTTTAGAAGGTTATAGGGTTGATGGAACGTTGTTTAATGGTTTTATTTCTTCGGGGGCACATGAACTCGTAGATATTCGATTGAAAGGATAAGGTATGGGAAGAGATAATAAAACAAAATATCATAAAGAAAAAGACTTGGTTTCTATATTGACTCCGACATGGAATAGACCCGATTGGCTTCATTTAACCCTACAATCTCTTATTGCACAAACATATCCTAATTGGGAATGTATCGTCGTAAATGACGCAGGAACAGATGTTCAAAATGTCATAGATAGTTTTCATGACAATCGAATCAAATATCATATTAATCCTATTAATCTGGATTTGGCTGGAACTCGTAATGTAGCAACAGAAAAGTCTAATGGAAATTGGTTCATTATGCTCGATGACGATGATCAACTTTTTCCAGAAGCTATAGAGTTTAGACTTTGGAGAGCAAAAAAACTAAATGCAGAAATAGTTTATTCGAGAGTGTTACAATGCTTTTATGAAAAAGTCTTCGAAGGATATAAATACGTTGGCGAAAAAATTTATTGGGATAGTCCTTATGATCCAGATCTCATATTGACTCAGAACGTGTCCCCATGCAATGGGATTATGTATAGTCGTAAAGCACAAGAAAAAGGAGGGTTATTTGACACCGAATTAAAAACAGGGGAAGATTGGTCACACTCAATAGCAATGTCAAGACATTATCCTTTTTTTGAAACTAAGATTATTGACTGTAGTTGTAGTTTCCGTACTAATAATGAGCAAATGAGCGGTAGTAGAGATTTTGCTGTAGATCAAGCAAAAATATATAAACGCTGGAGGAACACTGCTAAAAATTTACCGTGGGTTGTAGAAACTCAGAATAGAATGTTAAGACAAAGAAATATTAACCCCGCCGACTACGGATTAGAATAGAAAAGGAGATATAAAATTTGAAAATTTGTTACGTTTTTGCCGATTTTCCACGGGAGGTCAACTGCTCGTTGCACAATTGCGTATTTCCAGCAGAAGCAATTAATAAATTACCTCAACACTCCGCCGATACATTTCATATTAATGAATTTATGGCAAATACACCCGAAGTAAATCAATCGTGTGAAAATGCTGATATTATTCTTGTTGAAAGAAATCTGTTTGGTGATACTTTAACTATGATGCAATACTGGAAAGTACGCAATAAAAACATAGCTGTAGTGTTCGATGATGGATATCACGTCATAGACAGGTCAAATATGGCTTTCGATTTCTGGGGGAAGGGTATTCAAACTCATCAAAATGAAAAAGGAGAATTAATTTCTCAAAATATTGTTCCACACCCAATGGAACAATTCAAGTGGGGTTTACGAATAGCAAAAGGAATTGTTACTCCAAGCAGGGTTCTTTCTTCCGATTGGGATGAATATGGGAAAACATATCGGACTTATAATTATCTTAAATTAGATCGCTATGACAATAAAACTCCATTATTCCAACATCCAAAAGACGAAATTTTTGTAGGATGGTCGGGATCTATGTCGCATTACGATTCATTCACGGAAAGTGGAATTGCAGGAGCATTAACGTTTATTCTAAAAAAATATCCTCAAGTGAAAGTTTTATTAACGGGAGATAAAAGGGTATATGATAGGATCAATATTGCAGAAAATAGAAAATTATTTTCAGATTATGTTCCAGAAGAAAAATGGTCGCAACTAATTGCATCGTATGATATCGGACTTTGTCCTCTTGCCACAGATTTTGACAGAAAGCGTTCATCTATCAAAGCACTAGAATATATGATTATGAAGATTCCTTGGATTGCATCTGATTTTGAAACCTATGAAGAATTACACGATTATGGTACTCTTACGAAAAACGGATTAGAAAATTGGAAAACATCTTTATCTTATATGATTGATAATATTGAAGAAAAGAGAACTTTAGCCAATGGGAAATCGTATGAATTTGCTTTATCGCAATCTTGGGATAAAAATATTCATAAATTAATAAATATTTTTGAACAAATTATTAATTCAAGATATCAATAATATTATGGATAGAATTTCTGCAATTTATTGTATTGAAAACACCATAACTTTTGAAAAATATATAGGCGCTTCCGCAGATATTAAAAAGAGGTGGAATAAACATAAAAACTATCTACGAAAAGGAATTCATTGGAATTTTTTGCTTCAAGAAGATTATAATATATATGGAAAAGATTGTTATAATTATAAAATAATTCAATATCTTCCTCCTGATAAAAACAAATTAAAATTAATGGAAACATATTGGATTGTATATTATGATTCATATGTAGAATTTGGAAAAGGATTTAATTTAACATTAGGTGATTATAACTTTTATCCATCAAAAATAACACTAGAAAGAATGAGGAGGGCACAAGAGGGGAAAGTTTTATCAGAAGAAACGAAAGAAAAAATTTCTGAATTTATGTCTAGTGATAGAAACCCAAATATTGGAAGAAAACATTCAGAAGAAACAAGACAAAAAATGTCTGAATCTGGAAAGATAAAAATATTTACAGAAGAACATAAAAAACATTTATCCGAATCTCTTTCGGGAAAAAATCATCCTTGGTTTGGAAAACATTTACCTGAAGAAACAAAAGAGAAAATTGCCGAAGCACAAAGAGGAGAAAAAAGTCCTAGATTTAATTGGCAATACAATGAAAAAGAAATAGAATCAATATCAAAAGGTAGACAAGGAATAAAAAATAGCGGAGAGCATTCTAGTATTTATGTAGGTGTTTCTTTTTTTTCTAGAAACAAGAAATGGAAAGCAGGAATAACTTATAAAAAAACAGCATATCATTTAGGGTTTTTTGACAATGAAATAGACGCAGCAAAAGCATATGATAAAAAAGCAAAAGAATTATTTGGGAATAATGCTAAAACAAACTTTGAGGAAGACGATTAATGCACACAATCCCCGAATCCATCATAGATCTAACCAATCAAATAACCCAACAAAAACAAAATAATAAAAAATCATTATTAATCCTAGATTATTATATCAACGATATTCCTGATCCAATATCTCCCATAACTGAATATTTTAATAATCGACTAATCTCTTGCAAAATGAAAAAATGTATCGTTAGGAATAGTTACGAAATTACTTTTTGGTGGGATTAAAGTATTGACATGGGTTCTCCTTTGTGGTAATATTATATAAAATAAAGGAGAACCTATGGAAGAATTACCCCATAAAAGTGTTCTTTCATGGGATAGATAAAAAGGAGAATAATGGAATCAAAATTAATAAATAACGAAAATAAAATTATCGCTATATATAAAATTGAAAAATATCCAATAAACATTGATGGAAAAATATACAAAGTAGTTGGGTGGAATAAGTCTAATGAGCCTGTTGATTTTACTTTTTTTGCTAATGCTTGGGTGAAATGGGATAATTGTTCACACTTTAGATTTTATGGCGAAGATCATGATGAAGAAGAAAAAGAAATAGATCCATATTATCATATATGCGGTGCACGAGATTATATAGATTTTTCATCTATGCTATATTTTGCTCTTATTACAATGTGTATGATTAATGAAAAAACCAAAAATAATTATGAGTATGACACGGATATAGATATTATGGAAGAAACATTAAAAAATTTAGGATACAGAATAGAGTTGGTTTGGGATGATTCTACACCCAATAAAACGACTGTTTCATGAGGTAAATTATGAACAAATTAGATTTTTTATTAGATAAAGTAGAAACACCAGATGGACATGTAGATTATTGGTTTAAAGTAAAAGGTGGTTCTCTCAAAGAGTTGGAAGAAGAATTTTGGGAGCAGTCTATGGTACAAGTTACAAGTGTTGTATATTCTAAAGATGAAGATGTTGTTGGAGTTCGGCGCGATTTCCCTTTTAATTGGGATGTCGTTTTAACAGAAAATAAAAAATTGAAAAAGGTTCTTAAAGAACTTACACCATAAAAGCGATATTTCATGAGGTTAAAATGAGAAAAAGAACTTGGATTTATGTTCAGAAACCAGCAGAATACGAAATAACTTGCGATAAGTGTGGGGGATCAAATATTGAGTGGTCTGAATACGAACATAAAATATGGTGTTATGATTGTAAGATTGACACAAAAGGAAATGGTGGTGTTTTTGATGGGCCAATTCCTCTAGGCGCTGCTCAATTATTTGGACTATCTTTCAATAGATATAATATGAAGAAACAAAGAATTGAGTATCCTCGAATTGTAGGACATAAAATTAAATGGTTTGCAAAATATAAATCGTTTGAATAATAAAATAACCCCATAAAAGTAACGTTTCATGGTGTTAAAATAATAAAGGAGAAAAAATGAAAATATCTGAAATTGTAGATCAATTGAACTTTATACAAGCAGTCTATGGTGACTTGTCTGTTCTCATGGAAGATGCTGAGGTGTGCCAATACGACGTAGAATCTGTTCGGCAAGTAGTAGTGGAGGATGTGGACTACGCTGTTGCATCATTCTTGAGATTAGACCAAGTACCCCCCATGAAACCAATGTTTCATGAGGTAATAAAGGAGATAACATGATTGCTTATAAAGAAGACATTGTTCCAAGATTTTCAGAAGTAATTAATCTTTTAGAATCAGGCGAATTAAAAACCGCTGATATAAAAATATCTAAATTATCAGATGGTTCTTATATGATAACTGGAGAGTATAGTACGGATAAAAATGTAACATTTATACCAGCAGGAATTTGGACAACTTAATAAAATTTTAGTTTCATGTGGTTAATAAAAGATTCATTTCATGGGGTTAAAAGGAGGCAACATTGGAGTTTAAAGAGATAATTAAAGATGCTTATTTCTATGAAAAATCAGGAATGCTATTAAAAGGCGATTGCCTAGAATGGATGGTAAAATTTCCAGATAAAAGCGTTCACATGATCCTTGTGGATTTACCCTACGGAACAACTGCAAACAAATGGGACGCGATTATTCCCTTTGATAAATTATGGGCACAATATGAAAGGATTATTAAAGATAATGGAGCCATGGTTTTTACGGCAAGCCAACCCTTTACTAGTAATTTAATTACGAGCAATTTAAACTTATTTAAATATGAATTAATATGGTTTAAAAATGTAAACTCAAATTTTATGCTTGCAAAAAAACAGCCATTAAGACATCATGAAAACATTTGTGTTTTTTATAAGAAACAACCAACATATAATCCTCAAATGGAAGATGGTGAACCATATAGTAGAAAAAGGTACTCCGGAGAGATTTTAGATACGGATAATTTTGATGCAAAATTTAAAAGATTGGATTCTGTCTCAGATAAAAGATATCCTAAAAGTGTTTTGCAAATAGCAAGAGATGAAAGGCAAATTCATCCTACGCAAAAACCGGTCGCCCTTTTTGAATGGCTAATTAAGACTTACACAAATGAAAACGAAATAGTTTTAGACAATACCGCTGGAGCATGTACGACAGCGATTGCTTGTAAAAATATAAAAAGAAAATGGATTTGCATTGAACAAGAAGAAAAATACTGCGACTTATCAGTAAATAGAATTAAAAATTGGAAAACTACCCCATGAAATACGAGTTTTATGCATCTATAATAATCAATATATTACTTATTATCATACATATATCACTATAAAAGATAGTATATTACACATTATAAAATAACACAAAAGGAGAGAAATAAAAACAGTGAAATATTATTTAATCAATCAAATAAATGACGAATTCATATATTTTAAAAATCCAAAAAAGTTATGTTTATGGTTATGGGGGAAAGATTTGAAAAAATATTCAATGTTAATATTAGGCAAAACTAAGCATTATACTAAAATATTAAAAGATTTAAATAATTCCAATGTAGAAGAACTTCAGAATTTTATAGAAGAATTAATAATAGAATAAAGGAGAAAATGTTAAATTATAAACCTGCAATGATTATTGATTGGTACGAATTTATAAAAAAGATAAATGGCGACATAAGAGAATTTATTTCTGAAATAGAAGAGAATAGAAAAAAATTAAGGATAACATCTGGATACGCTTTCGATAACAATGTATCTAGGTTCAGAAATATGTATGATGACGAATTTTTATTTTATATAAGTGAAAAAGAAAAGAAAAACGAAGAAACAAGCAATTTTGAGAAAAAAAATGTTTTCGAAGTACATGTTTGGGATGTAAGTGACAGATCAATTATATCAGTAATTTTAACAAATGAAAATAAAAAAGAAGTTATAGCAAAAATATCAGATTGCTGTAATCTTTGGAGTCTTGGAAAAATCCATTGTTCTGATTGTGATAAAGTAATGGACTATGCAGAAAACAAAAATAATCGTTATTTTGCCGGAATATATTGCAAAGAATGTTGGGAAAGAAAGTGGAAGAAAATCGAAGCAGAAGAAACATATGACTAGGGTATAGGTATGAAAGGAAAAATATGATCAAAGAAATCGAAGACGAAGAACCAACAGATGAAGAACTAGAAAACATGATTATAAAATCAGGGGCGAAAGACGAGACAGAATTCCAGAATAAATTATTAAAAAACTGGAATATTACAAAATGCTGTGTTTGTGGTAGGAAATTGAATTTGTCAAATGCTGTGGAAATCGAAGATGGATTAGCCCATAATTATTGCGTATAGGAGTATTTGATGGTTGATGATAATATTGTCATGTTCGTTGGTATGTTCCTTAATGAGTTTAAATATGTTACAGCCATAGATTTACAGAAATATATTATCGAAAGACCCGAAGTTGGAAAAGTTATTTCAATAAGTCAAATTGAAAATGTTCTTGACAATTTTGCATTGTGTAAAGTTTTTAGATATTTATGGTACAATTGACGGAAATATAGCATATGTCAAATATAAAGGAAAATAAAAATGAAAAAACTTTTAGTATATTGGAAAAATCCTACTAAGCCATCTCCTATCCCTTTTAATTATGATAATTTTAAAATTACCGCTGATGGATTAGAAATTGTAAGAATGGATCGACGTACCTATTATACATTCAAAGATATCAAACAAATAAAAAATCATAAAGGAGTTGTGATTTATGAGAGTGATTAGATTTGAATTACACGATAAATCAAACAATCAAGATAAAATCGAAACATTGGCAGAAGTATCTTTAGACGGTGATACAATAGAATCTTATCTTCGAGCATTTAAAGCATTTCTTCAAGGATGCGGATTCACAGAAGAAACCATATCCGAAATTCAAATGATGGAAGATGCTAGATTTATTATAAATAGGGAAATTGGTACTTGACAAGAAATCCAAAACGTGATAATATTTAATAGAAAAGGAGGCATCAAATGAAAGAATTTGAAGAGTTTCTAAAAAATAAAAATATTCAATCTGAGCATACTCGCAGGTCATATCGAACATGCCTTACAAAATTATTTAAATATTATAATGTTGATTGTATTGAAAAATGGAATAAACTTAAATTGATTGATTTTGAAAATTGGCTTGCTTCTATGCCTATCAAAATTAGTTCTTATAATCAACATCTTCGTTCTTTGCAATCATTTTCTACGTGGCTCAAGAACCATGATTTTATCACAGAAGATTTGTCTAAAAAAATATCTTTTATGAAAGATAAGGAATCTACTGGCGATATCGAATATGATAATAAGAGAAAAGCAAAGCAACAGACTTACCTTAATACAGAAGAAATTGAAAAGATTATATCTTGTGCCAGAACTCTAGATCAAAAATTAAGAATTGCTCTTATGTCTTATATGGGCTTACGGAGAAGTGAAGTTTTTAAACTCCGTAAAGAATATGTTAAAAATGATATGCTTCTAGTTCCTGGAAAGAATGGAACTTTTATTGAAATGAAAATGCCACCTCTTGTGCAATATTTGATTTCTGAATATCTGAAATATCGAAAAGATAATTCTGATTTTCTTATTGTTTCTAAGACTGGAAAAAATGAAGTAAAAAACGGTGGCACTTTGTATACTATGGTAAAACGATTTGCAAAAAAGGCAGGAATAAGTCCTGAAAAAATTAAGATTCTTTCTCCTCATTCTTTTCGACGTAGCATGATTTGTAATGCTGTTATGGAAAATGTAAATATGAAAACCGTTCAGAAAATGGCTAGGCACAAGCGGATGGAAACAACCGAGATTTATGAAAAAGCATTGGGTAATAGTGCAGCCAATAATATTTTCGCTAATATGCCCATGCCTAATATGGAGGCCCTAAAGTGGGAGAAAATCTAAAAGTATCACGATATACATTTATGACAGCATTGACATGGTACGAAGAAAAATATAATGAATGCGATTGGATTTTTGGTAAAACCACAGCAGTTATAGATAAAAAGAAAAATAAAAAAATAGCAATAAGATTAGAAACTCCAACAGAATATTATCTTATTTGCGAAGAATTTGAAAATTCACCTTTTGTAAAGGATAATAACTATGATTTACAAAATTGAGGTTTGGGAAAGGAAAATAAAAGAGTTTATAATTCTACTCCCTTATGTTTTTACAGACATAAATGATGCTCATAATTGGGCTATGAAATTAAATGGCATTAATATAGATTATATTCACGAAGTAATAATTGTCCCGAAAGGTTTAGAAAAGTGGTAATGAAAGTTTTGTGAGGTAGAAAATGGAAACAATTTATAAAGAAGTATTTTATTATGATTCAATGTATATATCAGAAGTTCTTGAAAAAGTTCTGGACTGGTTACATAGGAATGAATCTAATTGTTTTGTTGAAAATCTCATTGTTGACGACGATAAAGCCATAATTTATTATACAAAACAGCATAGTATTAAAGATTCCTTTAATCTTAAGGTAGTAGAAAAAATTCCTGAAAAGGCATGGACATATAATGATTAAATTATCAGAAGAAAGAAAAATAAAAAAGGTATGCGAATGTTATGAATAATGAGCCAGACGAGCTTGATAAAATTCGTGAAGAAATTCATAAAAATATAGAAAGTAGTATATTGAATATAAAAATAGCAATTGTTTTTTATGTGTTATCCATAATTATTACTATTATTACAATAATAATTATGACAATTAAATAGAGGTTTCATGGCATATTATTATAATAATAAAACTTTTGAAATATTCGAAGATGCAATGTTAGAAGTAATGAATATTCATCTCGAATTAGGAGATGATGAATTGTGTGATTATTTTGATGATCATGTAGAAGAAATTGATCAATGAAATGCCCGTTTCGTGGGGTTGAGGAGATATAATAAAAATGTTTTCAAAATCATTTGTCAATTCTTGTTTTTTAGAGATTCTTGAAGAATGCGGGAATCCTCCTGTCAAGATGGTTTCTAAAAATAAAATTAATCATAAATGTCCCAAGGGAAGAAAATTATTAGGTTCTTCAAATTGGTCTGATAAAGAAATTTGGATAAATAAAAATTGTCCTAGTGTTATAGAATTACAAGATACAATTTGGCACGAAATATTACATTGTGCTTTTGTAAGGCTACCTGAATGGTGGATAGAATTGTGCGTACATAAAATGGCGTATAATACTATTGATTGTATATTCGGAGAAGCTGAAGATAGAAATAAAAAATTCACAGATGTTCCTTCTAGAGAAGAAATCCTAAAAATGATTAGGGCAATTGGAGATATATAATTATTTTTAACCCTTGACAAGAATATAAATATGTGTTATAAATAAAAGAAAAAAGGAGATTTGAAATGAATGTTTTAAATAGAGTTGCCAAATTTGCGTATGACAAGTTATATGGTGAAAATTTAGAAGAAAACCGAAAAGTAAAAGCCGAGATAGAAAAAATTAAAAATAGTTCATGCTCATGTGCCAAAACAAAATATTTATATAGAATTATAGAGCACGATCTTAAGGGCGATGGTTATTATTCACCTTGCCATTATTATACTTTAGATTATAGAGAAACTTCATCTGACACATGGATAAAACTTTTAGGAACAATATTTAATACTTTAGAAGAAGCTAGACGATATGTAAAAAATGCAAATTCTGAAAACGGCGGAATTCCATTCACGCACACAGTTATAGAAGAAATTTCTTAACTCCATGAAACGCAAGTTTCATTGGGTAATAAAAATATAAAAAATAGGAGAAAATTAAAATGAATCAAAAATTAGCACAAAAATTACAAGAGCTTGAAGAAGAATACGATGTTGAAGTAATGACAGTTGAAGATGTGCAAGAATTCCTACAATCAGATTTGAATTTTATGAAACAGGATTTTGAGAAAGAAATTCAATGGTCAAAAGATCATTCAAATCTAGTTCAAGCAGATCCCATGGAAGCATTTCTTTATGGCATGGAACAAGGGTTACAAATTGCTGAGACTCGATATCAAATGAGAATTGATGAGGGGTTTTAATATGGACGAATATAGCGAATTAACGGAAAGCGAATTACAAGATATTGAAGAAGAATTTGATACATTTTGGAAACATCTTATTATCAATGAAGATGGATCAATTAATTTAGAAAACTTGAAAAGAGAACTCACTGATTATTCTACATTTATCGGAGAAGCATCCAAGGTTTACGCTCATGTGACTAATGGGAATATTAGCAAACCAAATACTTCTGCGGAAGATGTTATTTCTGTTTCTGATGATGAAAATGATAAGTTTTATTATAATTTGTTTAGAGATGATGTTTTGTATATTTTGGATGAAGAATCTCTGTCGTCAGAGGATAAATTAAAAGAAATTCGTGAATATTTCAAAGAAGAACGAGAATAATGCCATTAGCCACCATATATGGTGGTCTTAAAAATTATAACCCCTATATATGGTGGTTAAAACCACATGAAATCGGCATTTCATTAGGTAAAAATATGAAGAAGAAAAAAGAAGAGAATGTTAAAGATGAAAAATATGTTTGGATCAAAAATGGGCCATCTGTAACTACCTTTTACGAACCAAGCGAAATTTCGCCAGAATTTAAAGAAAGTTTATTTTTTCTAAAATTAGTTCACAAAAAAGAAGAGGATAAAAAATGAAAAGTCTTGAATATATTTTGAATGTTATTGCAGAAAATTGGGAAAATCTAATCCAAAACGGAAAAGAATTAATCGCGTCACTTATGGCGGGAAATGATCCTACATAAAACAGGTATTTCATTGGTCAAGCAAGAAGGACGATAAATGAAAAATAAATTTATAAAAGAAGTATTAAAATGGATAAATAGCCTAAATAAAGATAAAAGTTTATCAATGTGGCTTCGAAATATAGAAATATATATTGATGGAAATAAAATATTTTCAAGAGATAATGAATGGCATCATGTTGCAATAGTGGCGGAAAAGCATATGACGGAATTTATTGATGAGCTTCAAATCAAGGAAGGTGAGGGAGCGCTAATCCGTCTTGAAAAACACAAAGGAAGTACTAAACCTCTTCTTCATCAAATTACCCAATAAAACGAGGATTTCATGTGGTAAAATATAATCAAGATTCAACTGAAACAGTTGAAACAATAGTTTTAAACCATAATGGTTGATATAAGGAAAAATTATGAAAATGCCATATGTTAATAAAACCGACGATGGTTCAATTATGATTGAATTCATAAAGGAAGATATGAGATTCAACATTTGTTTAGAAAAAGATTTGAAAGAATCTAGTTGGAATTTTGTTGGGAAGACAGGTGAACACTTACATATGGAATGTGATTCATTACCAGAAAAAATGATAAAATATATGAAGATGTTTTTTGAAGAAGGAGAAGATACAGAATGAAACCAAATATTAGATTTCAAGAATCATCGCCTTCTTGGGGAAAAATTGAATGGATTTTTATTGGTACTAAATTAACTTTAAAACAAAAGTTAATTAAATTTTTTACAGGATTTGATCCTAGATTTATTGATATAAAAAATAAAAATACCTCATGAAAGTAAAATTTTATGCGGTAAATAATAAAAGGAAAAATATGAAATTAAAAAATTGTAGAAATTTTGTAATTAGTAAAAGCGAAATTCCATCACTTGAATTTGATTGTGAATATACCGATGAAATTTTTAAAACAGATAAATCTATTCATGTAAATATTCCACAAATGCTTGTGACCGGGGAAATTAAAAGCAACAGAGAAATTTCAATTTCATTTATTTCTTTGGTTGAAACTGATGAACCAAAAATTAAATTTACAAAATTAAATTAAAAATTTCATTGTCTTGGTATGAAACAAATCATAAGAAGTTGGAGGTGGGATCGTGGTAGGGATTGCTGGACGATTACCTTATGATGTATCTGTAACAAGATAGCCCGAAAATAAACATACGAATATCGGGCAATATATCTTATAAAAAGGAGACAGTATAATGAACGATGAAGAGAAAAAGAAAATGATGGAACATAATAAAAAGATTGAAGAAAAAAGATTAGAAAAATTATTAAAAGAAAAGAATAAAGAACCTAGGAAACGCCACAAAAGCAAAAATTGATATATCAAAACCCTTGACAAATTTCAAAAAGTATGGTAAACTTATTTTTAATAGTACACATCTGGCCTCTATCAGAAATGATATGCACAAATGAGATTGGGTAAATACTAGTATAATTCCCACGACAATCAATCATTGTTGGTGTCATTTAGACTAAAATTGGATTGGCGATTTTAGTCACGGAGATAAGGCAGATATGGTTGGCTGCATCTGACTGTAGATCAGAATCCCTAAAAAGACGTTGGATGTTCGAATCATCCTATCTCCACAGGGCAATGAGACAAACTATTTCTTTTATTTCATAGGAGGTAAATTATTATGTTCCCTACTTTTTTTGAAACACTTTCTTTTGATCCCCATGCTTATAGATTTCATAGACCCATGTTAGAGCGAGAGGGATATTACGTTATAGAAAAAGATGGAAAAATTCTAGTACTTCTCAATGTTCTAGGCGTGGCAAAGGAAGATATTTCTGTTGATGTTAAATCTACATCAGAAAACAAAGAATTAATTGTAATTAATGGTACGACTAAAAATGAGGATTTCGATAAGGAATTTAGTATTAACATGTCATTCCTTGTAGGAAAACCGATGGAAACTCTTGAATGGGATATGAATAATGGTTTTATGACCATGACTCTATCTTTCAAAGAACCAGTGAAACCATCAGTAAAGATTATTAGTAAATAAATTTCTTTCATCTCATTGCCCTATTTTAATATTATCTTTGGTTATTTATTTTTGGTATTATAAAAATCCAATCTAAAGAGGTGAAATATAAAAGAGAAGTTGGTTGGAATATATTGCATTGAAAATTTAATTAATGGCAAACAATATATAGGTAAAAGTGAAGATTTAAATGTAAGAATAAATCATATACATAAAACATGTAAATATCTTTATCGTGCGATAAAAAAATATGGAAAAGAAAATTTTAAAAAATATATTATTGAATATTGTGATATAGAACATTTATCAGAAAGAGAAAGATATTATATAAAAAAATGGAAAACTAAAGCTCCAAATGGATATAACCTTACGGATGGTGGAGAAGGAACTTCTGGATATAAATTTACTAAAGAGCAAAAAAGAACTTTATCAATAGCAAAAATGGGGATAATACAATCTGAAGAAACAAAAAAGAAAAATAGTGAAAGTCATAAAGGAATATTTCCTTCTGAAGAATCTAAGAAAAAAATGTCTATTGCTCAAAAAGGCAGGATTGTTTCCGAAGAAGCTAGGATAAATATAGGGAAAACAAAGATTGGAAATAAAAACATGCTTGGGAAACATCATAGCGAAAAATCAAAAAAGCAGATGTCCGATAAACGCACGGGTATTCCTATGGAAGATAAAGTCAAACAAAAAATATCTGATACAATGAAAGGTGTTCCAAAATCAGAAGAAACAAAAGAGAATATGTCTAAATCCAGATTATTTAAAAAACAAAAAAATTCTTCAAGTAAATATCTTGGAGTATATTTTAGGGAAGACCGTCAAAAATGGAGAGTGGCTATTATATATAATAAAAAAAGAATAAATGTAGGAACATTTAAAACAGAAAAAGAGGCCGCCGAAGCATATAATAAAAAAGTAATTGAGCTATATGGTGATGAAGCGATATTAAATATTATAGATAATTCTGAAGGAGAATAAAATGTAAAATTAAAAAAAATAAAACATAAAAAATAAAAATTAAAACAAAAAAATAAAAATACATAAAAAAGGAAAAATAAAAATGGCAGAGAAAAACAAAGGACTTGGACTTCCACAACAGCGAGGAAATTTTGAAGTCAAAGGTATTGTAACTAATACACTAAAAGAATCGTTTTTTAAAGAAACAAAAACAAAAACAGGCAAAGATTTTCGTGCCTTAAACTTTGGAATTACTTTTGATAAAAACCAAACATTATTTGTAAATCTTACTGGTATGCCTATGGAAAATGTTTATTATTCAAAGCGCGGAGAAAAGGGTGAAAAACCAACCACTCTTCCTGTTCCTTGGAAAGAACGTCATACTTTTCGAAAAGAAGGATTTTCTCTTATTGGTGTAAATTGTGGTCTGACTAAAACCACAGACGAAAAAGGTAAAGAATTAAACGATATTAAACATTTGACTCCTTTCGATGCTTGCAAATACATCAGTGAAAATCTTAAAGATGATATGTCAGTTTATATTCGTGGTAATATTGAATATTCTCATTATGCTAATCAAGCTGGAGAATTACAGCATAATTCAAAATTAGTAGTGACTCAAATATCACTGTGTAAACCTGTAGATTTTGAAGCAACTGGATTTGAACCTGATGCCCAATTCACTCAGCCTTTCGTGTTTATGGGTGTTCGAAAAGAAGATCCTAATTTCGCAGTAGAAGCAAAAGTTGTGAATTATGCTACTGTAGAAGATACAGAATTTGTTGTAGAAAATCCAAAACTTGCTGATAATTTCCGCAAGAATGTAAAGCCATTTACCGCATTAAAAACTTGGGGAGATATTCGAACTGTAAAAAATACTGATACAGTTGAAGAGAGTAGTTCTGACGATGGTTGGGGCGAGAAGAATGCTATGGATAGGGTTTTTGGACAATATCGAAAAACTTTTATTGTTACAGGTGCAGATCCTGAATCTATGGATCGTGAAACATATACCGAAGCCCTAGTAGACAAAGCTATTGAAACTATGAACGCCAATGAAAATGCCAAGAAAGATTTTGGTGAAGAAGAAGATTGGGGTGGTAGTGGTAGTAGTAAAATTGAAGGAAAGAAAGAAGAAGACTCTGATGAGGCGTGGTAATATTAATTTGTGAATTTAATTGTATTGATAATTATAATTATATAAAACAAATAAAATATTACTAAGGAGAAAAAATGGATTATAAATTAAATAAGATTCAAATTGCTTTTGAAAATTATCGTTATTACCTTCGCGGTCAAAAGAAATCTGGCAAGACAACGCTCTTTCGAGATTTAATTCTTCAGTATTACAAGAACCCCGCCAATGGTCTTTTAATCAGTTTCGGCAATGAACTTGGATATAAAAGTTTAGATAATTTGTATGCTGTTGAAGCGCCAGATTGGGCATCTTTTATTGAAATCGTTGACGATCTTGTTGAGAACAAAGATAAAAATACGTTCAAAATGGTGTGCTTCGATACTGTAGACGAGTTTGTTTCCATCGCCACTGAAAAAGTATTGAAAATTCATTATGCTCGCAAAGGTGAAAAGTGTGACACTCTCAACCAAGCGCTCGGCGGGTTTTCTGCTGGTCACGTAAAAGTTCAAGAACTTATTAATGACCAAATGAAACGAATTGAATCTGCTGGATATGGAATGATGTTTTTAGGCCACTGCAAAATTCGTCAAATTAAGGAAAAAGGTTCTGCTAATGAAGATGGTTATTCTCAACTAACTTCTAATCTTGACGCTCGTTTTGATAGTATCTTTAGCGATAAAGCTGACATTATTGCCACGATTTTTTCTGAGAAAAGTGTTGAAGACAAAAAGCTTTTAAATACTCAACGTTATATTTACTTCCGTAGTGATAATTTCGTTGAAGCAGGTTCTCGTTTCGCAAATATGCCAGAACGTGTTGAATATGGTGCTAAAGAATTTATCGATGCTGTTGAACAAGGCGTGAAATCATCTTTTTCAACTCCAGTTTCTGATAAAGATCTTGAACGAATGAAGAAAGAAGAATTGGAAAACAGAAAGAAAAAAGCCGATATTTATGTATCTAAGGCTAAAACAGGTAGCGTTGACGAAGCCGATACACTTCATTCAGTTGAAGATTATATTGCCTTGATTGATAAAGAAATAGCTTCTCTTGACAAAGAGGGCAAACGACAGAAACAAGAAGAACTCAAAGAACATAATGTCCCCACGAAATATAAAGAAATAACGGATATTGAAACTCTTAAAACTATCTTAAAAGTCGTTTCGAGCAAGTAATAAATAAACTCTTATTGTAATAAATAATAGGTAGAACATATAAGAGTTGTTCTACCTATTATTATAAGATATAAAGGTATATTATGGAAATTAAAACAACTCGTAAATGTAAATTATGTAAAAATTTAATTGTGTTAGAAGTGGATAAGTTTGTTCCTCACAATAAAGATGATTATTATCATTATGATTGTTTTATAAAAATGATGAATGATAAAAATAAAAAATTATCACAAGAAAAAATATTAGAAATAATAAAAAAAGATAGAGAAAAAAATCACGATAAGGTAAAAATGCTTATTGATAAAAATCATCTTTTTGCATTTGTTGTTAAAAAATATGAATTAACCTTTAAGCCAAAATATCTTTTTATTAGATTTGAACAAATTTTTAATGGCTCTTATAAAAATATAACTGAACCTGTATCTCCAAGCGACCTATTAGATATGTGGATTAGAAAAGAAAACGAATTAGATAAAATTAATCAATGGAAAATTGGCAAGGGTGAATCTCTTGATGGATTAAATAGAATGTGGTATGATGTTTCTGTTTTACTTAACAAAGCATCTAGTTATAAAAAATGGAAAATGTCACAAGTAATAAATACCCGAACTAAAGAAAATATTATTGAAGAAAATAAATCTAAAATAGATTATATGAAAATATATAATAACAATAATAAAGAAAAAAATAATATAGAAAATATACTTGAGGAGATATAAATTTGAGTGACATTGAAGAAAGAATAAAAAATATACCCAATGAGATTTTAGTAGTAGGATCAATTTTTAAACAACCTGAACTGTTAGTTGAGTACTCTTTTTATATAAAAAGTAAATATGACTTTGCAGATACAACTTGTAAATTTTTTTATGACAATGCAGAAGTAATATTTAAAAAAATGCCAGATGCATTCAATAATCAATCTAATATTGATCTTTATATGATGGAAGACAAAGAAAGATTTGAAATTTATAAGAAATATGGTGGTTGGAAAACTATTGAAGGATGGATGGAACTGGCATCCATAGACGATTTTAAAAATTACTTTGATACAATGAAGAAATTTTCATTATGCCGTGAATATTATAGGAACGGATATGCTATTGAAAAAATATTAGATCACTCAAAATTCAATATTTTTTCACCAGAAGATATTTATCGTTTGATTAGAACTCGTGTAGATAAAATACGAACTGTCATTATGAAAGATAATGATATAGAAGTTTTAAATACCAATATATCAAATGTTATTATTAATTGTCTTGATAATCCAGATATGGGACTTCCATTACCGTATTTACTAATGACTGATATGCTTAGGGGTATTAGATTAAAACAGGCAATGTGCGTAGGTATGCTTAGTAATGCTGGTAAATCTCGTTTTATGTTTACAATTATTGCCTATATCGCATTGGTATTGAAACAAAAAGTAATGGTGCTTTTAAACGAGATGAGCATTTCTGAGATGCGATATTGTTTACTTGTTACAATTCTAAATAATGAATATTATCATAAAATAACAGGAATAAAAGTAGAAAAAAAAGAAAAAGAAATTACCCTTGGTTTATTTCGTGGAGAAGATAATGAATTTATTTATCGTAAAAGAGATGAACAGGGAAATAATATAGAGTCTTTAGAAGATTTTGAAAAAAGATTAATGATTGAATCTTCAGAATATAAAAAAGTTATGAAAGTTGCAAAATGGATTGAAAAAGAAACAGATGGATTGATTTATGCAAAAGATGTTTCAATGGCATATGATGATAAAAGTTTAAATTTTGAAATTACTAAAGCACATATGACCAACGCAATTGATTATTTCTTTTATGATACCTTAAAAAATGAAACAAATGCCTTGGGAGAATGGGCAAGTTTAATCGCAACCACGACAAAATTAAAAGAATTAGCAAATCAATTAGGTGTTTTTTGTTATGGAAGCATACAATTAACTCCAGATGCCCATATGATGCAACCATTAGAATTAAATTCTATGAATATAGCTGCATCCAAAGGAATCAAAAATATACTTGACACTTTATTTTTATGCAAAGAAATAGATTCAAAAGATTATCATAAATATTTTTACATTGATTATGAAGCTAATAATGGAGATTGGGGAGAAGATTGTCAAAGAAGTTTAGATTTGAACAAAAGATATTATTGTTTTGTGACTGATAAACTTCGGAGTGGCGCTAAGAAAAATTTGCTCATGTCTCTGGATTTAAATCTTAATCGTTGGTCGGAAGAGGGAGAACTATTCAAGAAATAGGATATTATGGGAAAATATTATAATCTAATTGGTCAAAAATTTAATAAATTAACTGTATTAGAACTTAATGGAATAAATAAAAAGGGCGATAGAGTATGGAAATGCATTTGTGATTGTGGGAATACTGAATTTTGTTTTGTTACAACACATAATCTTAAAAATGGAAACACAAAATCTTGTGGATGTTATCAAAAAGAAATGGCAAGTAAGGCCAATATGAAATATCCAGAAAATGAGATGATTGGCAAAAAGTTTAATAGATTAACAATTGAAAAATATATGGGAAGAAATAAATTTGACAAAAGGATGTTCCTTTGTAAATGTGAATGTGGCAATACTAAAGAAATTATTGTTCCACTAAATGCTTTATTAAATAATAATACAAGATCTTGCGGATGTTTACAGAAGGAAATAACATCAAAAAATACAAAGAAATATAATGATTATGTGTTGTCTGACGATGGCAAGTATTATATTGGATCTATTGATGATGAAAAATATTTTTATATTGACTTTGAAGATTTAGAAATTGCAAAGAAATATTATTGGAATGAAAATAGTCATGGATATTTGAGATGTAATTATAATCAAAAAGATGTTATGTTACATGTTCTAGTTATGAAGCAATTAAAAGATTTTGATAGCAAATTTACATATGTAGATCACATTGGTCACAATTTATCGGATTGTAGGAAAAATAATCTTCGTCTTGTCACTCCATTACAAAGTTCTGCAAATACGGGATTAAGAAAAAATAATAAGAGTGGATGTACAGGAGTTTCGTGGTATGATAAAGGTAATTGTTGGAGATCAAGAATTTCTGTAAATAGAGAAGAAATAACATTGGGATATTTTAATAATTTAGATAGTGCAATCAAGGCACGTAAAGATGCAGAGATAAAATATCAAAAAGAATACTCCTACGACGCTTCTATGGAAAAATATAAAGAGTCTAACGATATGGACATAAACGATGTTAAATAGCATAGGCATAGAGAATAGTGAAGATATGATTTTATTTAATTTCAGAAAAAACTGGTATAAAATTAAACCATTTCTATTTGACGAATATGTTCAAAGTGAACTAAATGAAGCGATGTATGAGTATATGCAAAATGAAATGGAAAATCTGGACGAAGAAGGAATAAAATATGATATTGAAAATTTTACATGGATTCCTGGTACTGCACCTTATCTAATGACGACTTCAGATTATTGGTGTTATAAAAGAAAGCCAAAAGATTATAGTGTTGGTTGGTATCAATGTATTCATGCCTGTCATTGGATTTCTCGTTTTGCTCTTGCGCTAGGAGAAAAATTATATCCAGAACTTGATTGGATGATATTGCAAAGCGATAGACATTCTATTGCTTGTGGATTCAAAAATAATATATCTTATATGATTTTTGATATATTAAATTTTGAAACAATGTCAGTTGAACAAGTTATGGTTTTTGCAAATGATGAGATGAGTGACGAAGAATATTATTCCATTTATGGAAGATAATTATTTTATAGAAAGGACACCCAACCATGGATTCATATCAACTTAAAGAATATATTATCGAAAACAATAAAGTAGAATTTATTCTACAAGAGTTGGGCTGTCAGAATGTAAAGTATCATTCCTCATCTTCAGGTTATTGGACTTGTGGTAATCCCCCTCCTTCTGACAACCCACAAGCAATAACAATTTATAATAATGAATATCTAAATGTTGTAAATTATACTAAAGAAATGGGAGACAAAACTGATATTTTTTCTCTCATAGAATTTATTAACAAATGCAATTTTTTTGAAGCGATGTTATGGTGTTGTAATGTTTTAGGATTAAATTATTATCACGAAGTCCAAAACGACCTTCCTGAGAGCTTGAGAATTACTAAGATGCTCATGAAAATGAAGAGTAATGATGAGGAAGAAGATGATACACCAATTCGTGTTTTAGATAAAGGTATATTGAATTATTATAAAACACCTTGTGTAAACGATATGTTTTTGAAAGATGGAATTTCCTACAACGCCCAAGAAACTTTCCAAATTGGATACGATGATGAATCAAATAGAATAACAATTCCGATATTTGATGAAATAAATTCTCTCGTATCGGTAAAAGCAAGACTATTTAAGAAAGAGCTTTCTGAAAATGATTTAAAATATATTTATCTTTATAAGTGCCCTAGAAATAAAATACTTTTTGGATTGAATTTTACTCATGATTATATCAAGGAAAGTGGTAAGGTCTTTATTTCTGAATCAGAAAAAGGTACAATGCAATTATGGTCTTACGGAATTAAGAATAGTGTAGGGATAGGTGGTAAAAAAATTGGTAAGCGTCAAGTAGAAATGCTTTCAAGGTTAGGGGCTAAAATTTGTTTTGCGTTCGATAAGGACGTAACTCAAAAAGAGTTAGAAGAAAAGGCTAATATGTTTATTGATGGAATTCCTATTTATGCCATTATTGATATGGATGGGATTTTAGGGGATAAGGAGTCGCCAATGGACGACAGAAGTAAATGGGAAATCTTAAGCAAGAATAATGTTTATAAAATCAAATAGTAGAATGGAAAATAAAATAAATGAAATATAAATTGATTGAAAATAATGTAAATTTTAGTAATAATGATTATAGTTTAGTTGATAAAATTTTATTAAATCGTGGAGTTTCTTCTCCAAACAAATATCTTAAAACCACAGACTCAGACTTATTGCCATATAATCTATTAAGCAATATTGATGAAGCCGCAAAATGCCTCTTAACACATATTGAAAACAATGATAATATTTGTATACTTATGGACAACGATCAGGATGGCGTTTGCTCTGCTAGTATTCTATACCAATACTTAAAAGAAACATTCCCTTCCATTAATTTACAATATATTATGAGCGAAGGGAAACAACATGGACTTAGTAATAGCGTAAAAATTCCAGAAAATATTAATCTTCTTATCTTACCGGATTCGGGATCAAACGATTCGAAACAGTGTAAATCATTAAAAGAAAAAAATGTGGACATTATTGTGCTAGATCACCATGAGAAAAACGTTCAAAATGATTATGCTATTATTGTTAACCCATTTTATTCTGAAAATTATGAAAATAAATCATTATCTGGAGGAGCGGTTGTTTATAAGTTTATTAAATGTTTGGACGAAACCACTTGGAACGATAATGCAGATAAGTATTTAGATTTAGTAGCTTTGTCACTAATAGCTGACAGTATGGATCTTAGAACCCTAGAAAATCGTAGACTAATTGAATTGGGATTATCTAATGTAAAAAATAAAGCATTTCTAGCATTAATCAATAAGCAAAGTTATTCTATGAATAATGAAGTTAATATTATTAACTGCATGTTCTATATATCTCCACTATGCAACGCCACCATCCGAACCGGCGAAATGGAAGATAAGAGAAATTTATTTGAAGCTTTTTGCCAAATTGATCAAGAATTTGATTACACTAAAAATAGCAAAACAGAAACAGTAAAAGAAGATATTTATACTAGAGTAGCAAGAGTTGCTACAAACTTACGCGCCAAACAAAATCGTGAAATTGATAAAGGTTTGGAAATTATCAATCAGGATATTGAAAAATATAATAGAAATAGTAATAAGGTTTTGTTTGCAAATTGTAATGGGTTGGATAGCAACTATGTGGGGTTAGTCGCTATGAAGCTTTCTTCACAATATTCTAAACCATGTATCCTTATCCATGAATCAGAAAGAAGTGCGGATTATTATACTGGTTCTATGAGAAATTATAATAATAGTCCTATTGAAAATTTCAAGCAGTTTATTGAAGAAACTAAGCTATTTACCTTCGTGCAAGGACACGCAAATGCTAGTGGTTTGGCTCTTTATAAAAATAATATCAAAAAAGCAATTGAATTAATGAATGAAAGATTAAAAGATGTTGATTTTGATAAATTCTATAAAGTTGATTTTATTATGTCGCCTGAAGAAATTACACTTGATTTTGTTCAAGAATTGGATAAATTAAAGGGGGTTTGGTGTGGTACAATTGAAGAACCTTGTATATTAGTTAAGGGTGTTAGGGTTAATACTAACGATATTGAATTGATGGGAAGTGAGAAAAATTCATTTAAATTTAGATTAAATGAGGATTATGTTAGTTGTGTTAAATTTAAATGTGATAGTAATGATTCTATTTTAAAAATTAAGGAAGAAGAACCATTAGGAACATGGGTAGAGTTAGAATGTATAATTAAGGTTGGGATGAACTCATTCAACTCTATTCTTTCTCCGCAAGCAGTCGTGCAGGATTATAATTTGATAAAAAAAGGATAATATATGACTTATTGCGCCTTTCATAACCACTCTTATTTTTCTGTCCTTGATGGATTTAGTTCTCCAAAAGAATACTTGGAAAGGGCTAAATCTATTGGTTTAAAAGGTTTGCAAATTTCAGAACATGGCAATGAATATAGTTTTGTATATTACGCAGAACTACAAAAAGAGTATCCTGACATTCGTATTTTATACGGAATGGAAGCCTATGAATGTTTTGATATAAATATAAAAGACAAAGATAGTAAATATTTCCATTTACTTTTAACTTGTATTAATGAAAAATCTCGTGTTGCCTTAAATGAAATTGTAACCAAATCAAATATAGACGGATTTTATTATAAACCTCGTGTTGATTTAAATATGTTAAAACCATACGGAGATTTATTTATAGTCTCAAGCGCGTGTTTAGCATCTAAAATTGCGAGGGAACAAGACTATCAAAAATGTATAGAATATGTTCAAGGATATAAATCTATTTTTCCACATTTTTATCTTGAGATAATGTCACATAATACCCCTGACCAAATTGAATATAATAAAAAACTTATTCAACTATCAAAAGACACAAACACTAATTTCATTATTACTTGTGATTCTCATTCTGCGACCAAAGAAGATTTATATTATCAAAGTCGCTTAGTACAAGTGGCAAGAGATGAAGAATCTCTTAATGAAATTTATCAAGATTGTTATTTACAAAGTGAATTTGAAATACATGAAATTCTTGACAGCCAAATTGGAAAAGAAAATGTTAATATTGGACTAGAAAATACAAATAAAATTTTAAATATTATTGAAGAAGTAAAAATGCCTTTTCAATCTCCAAAACTTCCCTACTATCCACTACCTAAAGGCATTGACACAAATGAAGAATATTTAAAAAAACTAGCATATCAAGGTTGGAATAATAGAAAATTTAATACCCTTTCTAATGAAGATCAAAAAATAAGAAAAGAACGATTGGAATATGAACTTGGTATTATCCATCAAATGGATTACGATGGATATTTTTTAATTGTATGGGATTTTGTGAATTGGTCTAAGAATAATAGTGTTAAAGTAGGGCCAGGTCGCGGAAGTGCAGGGGGATCTATCGTTTGTTATCTGTTGGGAATTAGCGAACTTGATCCAATTAAATATGATTTATATTTTGAAAGATTCTTAAACAGTGAACGTGCCAGTATGCCAGATATTGACCTAGATTTTGATGATAGAGATAAGGTTATTCAATACATCACTGAAAAATATGGCGAAGATAAAGTTTGTCAAATTATTAATTTTAGCTATATTACTCCATTAATGGCAATTAAAGACACTGCTAGAATTATGGGCATACCTTATCTTGTCGCTGATCAAATTTCTAAAAAATTTATTTATGAAACATTTGATGAATGTGTTGAAAATAATAAAGATTTATTAGAAAAATATTCAGAATATACTGATTTATTTAAAATCGCATCTAAATTATCAGGGCGATTAAGACAAGCATCACTTCATGCAGGTGGTGTTGGAATTGTTAATACTAAAATATCTGATTACATGGGCATGAAATTAGGTGCAAAAAATGAAAGAGTTATTCAAGTAGATAAAAAAGAAGCAGAGAATATTGGGATCATTAAATTTGATATTTTAGGTGTATCTACACTGTCAGTTATTGGCGAAATTTTAAATGACACAAAAATAGATCAATGGGAAATTGATCCTAATAATGAAACATTTTTATCAGACGAAAAGATGTATAATGTATTACAAAAAGCAAATACAAATGGTATTTTCCAAGTTGAATCCCAAGGAATGAAAGATCTACTTATTAGACTTTCTCCTGAAAATATTAATGATGTCTCGGCAGTGCTCGCATTATACAGGCCGGATTCCATGTCTTTTCTTGAGGATTATATTTATTATAAGCACCATATAGATGAAATTAAAGTTTGGCATGACGACATGAAACCAATTGTCAAAGATACTTATGGTTCAATTGTGTATCAAGAACAGCTTATGGGAATTGTTCGTCAATTTGGTGGTCGCAGCATGGGCGGGGCAGATCTTTTTCGGAAGGCCATTGGAAAGAAAGACCTTAAAGCAGTTAAAAAAGAATCTAATAAAATGTACCAAGAAATTGTAGGCAATGGATACAAGAAAGATTTAGCAAAACAAATTAGTGAATATTTATCTTCTAAAGGCGGATACATGTTCTGCAAGGCACATAGCGAACTTTACAGCGTAATTACCCTACAAACCGCCTATCTCAAAGCCCATTACCCCATTTATTTCTTCAAGGCACTTTTCAATCAGAATAAAGGTGATTATGGAACTTTAAATAAATACATCATCGACGCACAAAAAATGAATGTTCAAATTGTGGCTCCAAACATAAATGATTCTGATAGAAATTTCTCTGTTAAAAATGACAAGATTATTTTTGGACTAGAGGCAATCAAGGGAATCGGCAGTAAACTTGTTGACACTATTATTGAAGAAAAAACTAATAATGGAAAATTTTTAAACCTAAAAGATTTCGCAACACGGACACAACCATCAATTTCACAAATTGTGGCTCTTATTAAATCTGGTGCGATTCCATGTAAAAACAAATATGAATATCTTTTAAATTATGCAGAATCTTTGATTGAAACAAAAGATTATTCACCAGTAAAATCATTACCATCAATATCAATCTTAAAAGAAAAATTTAATATAACATTTGATAAATCAGAAACATTAGAGAGCAAACTTAGTAAATATAATAGTATTCGTAAAGTAGATTATAATAAACAACAAAAAGAAAAAAAGAATAAATATCTAAAAGAATTTATTGAAAAATATTTATCAGATCAAGATTTATGGGAATTCGAAACATTATCAATTTTCCTTGAAAATAATCCTTTTGAAAAAGCATATCAATATATTACACCGATTGAAGATTGTAAAGAGAATGGAAAATGTGTTATAATTGGTGTTATTTCAGATATTACAAAAAAGAAAGATAGACATGGAAAACAATTTGCTTTTGTAAATGTTTATTCACCATTTGGATTATTAGATATAACTGTTTGGCATACACAATTAAATGAATTTTCAAACTTAATAAAAAAAGGAAATAAAATAGCAGTTCTTTGCAAAAAAACTGACGATAACCGCCTTATAGCCGAATCCTTTAAAACCTATGAGAAGTGGTTACAAGATAGAAACATAAAAAAATAAAATCTACAAAAACTAAAACCAAAACCAAAAAACTATTGACAAAAAACAAAATATATGATAAGATATTAAACATTAAACATTAAATATTAAAAATATAAAAGGATCAAACCATTGAACGATACAATATATAAATTCAAAATTACACCCATAGCAGAACTTTATTACAATGAAGAGTCTGTTTATGGTGTATACAAATTTTATACCAAAGACTCATATCTTCCCCAAATCAAACAAACCGAATCATATGATTTTCTTACAGATCAAGTAGAAATGAAATTTGAGGGGATGCTTGCAGGACGTACCCAAAGATTGAATATGGGTACAGAGTATAGCGTTAAGGCTAAACTAGAACTTTCTAAAAAATATAAAAATTATAATTATGTTCCTATTTCTGTGACTCAACCAATACCAAAATCTCTTGATGAGCAAAAGAAATTCCTTCAATCTGTTTGCACATCTTTGCAATCTGAAGTGTTATTAGAACAGTATCCTGATGTTGTTCAAATGATTGTAGATGGTAGAGATGAGGAGATTGATTTAAATAAAACCAAAGGAATCAAAGAAACAACTTTTGAAAATATTAAGAATAAAGTTTTAGATAATTATGCAATTTCAGACATACTTAGTCTGCTAATTCCACTTGGAATTTCCTTCAGCAAAATTAGAAAATTGTTAGGTGGCGAACCCAATCCTACTATTTTGAAAGATAAAATTTTAGATGATCCGTATATTTTATCGGACATACCAGGAATTTCATTTAAAGTTGTAGATGGTATTGCTATAGGTATGAATCCAGAATTTAAAACTTCCAAAAAGCGTTTAATATCTTTTGTTAAAAATCACTTAAGAGAAGTTGGAGAAAGTGATGGGCATACCTTTATTTATAAAGATGAATTAATTGAAAAAATAAATAATACCATCCCTGAATGTGAAGAATTATTTGAAAATATTTTATCAGAGCAAGAAAAATATGAAACATTTTTACACATTGAAGATAATAAAATTGGATTGCATTATTATTGGTATGTAGAAAAAGAAATTTATAGAATTTTAAAAGAAATAAATGAAAGTGAACCGATTGAATTAACTCAAGAAGAAATTGATAATGGTATCATAAATGCAGAAAAAGAATTAGGTTTCACTTATACAGACGAACAACGGGAAATATTAATAAACTGTACTAAATCAAATCTTACCTTAATTACAGGAAAGGCAGGTACAGGAAAAACAAGCTTAACTAGAGGACTACTTAATATTTATAAAAATCATCCTATGGTTTGTGTGGCATTGTCAGCAAAAGCAGCAAAAAGAATAAATGAGATTACAGGATTCACTAGTAGCACAATTCATAGAGCATTAGGAGCAAACGGAATTAATTCATTTTTATATAACAAAGAGTTTAAAATGATGTATGAAATAAATCTTATAGACGAAATGAGCATGACAAATAATTCACTATTTTATGATTTTATTTCTGCAATGAAAGTTAATTCTAAATTAATTTTATGCGGGGATCCATTTCAAATTCCAGCGATAGGAGCAGGTGCAGTTTTCTCAGATATTCTTGAAAAAGATATTTTTAATGCAAATAAACTTACAAAAATATTAAGACAGAGTGAGGATTCTGGAATTATAGTTGATGCTAATAAAATTAGAGATGGGATATCTCCTATTAAAACACCTTCATTTAAAGAAGTTCATGGATTAAATTCCGATATGGTTTTTATGTTTCGCAGTGATAGAAATGAATTAAATAGAATTGCCATTGACACATATTTAAAAACTATTAAGGATGTAGGTATAGACAATTGTTATATTCTTACTACTAGGCGCGAAGGTTGTATAAATAGTAGTCGTGAAATAAGTAAAAAAATACAAGATATTTTAATTCCAGATGATGTTGTAATGATGAAATATGGAGAAAATAAAACATTTAAATTGGGCGCAAGGGTGATCCATACTTTAAATGATTACGACACCCAAACTTTCAACGGTGATATGGGGACAATTACAAGTTTTGGAAAAGATGAAGGTGGAGATTTCTTAGAAGTTACTTATCCCGAAAAAACTACAACATATTATAAAGGAGATTTAAAGAAATTAGAATTGTCTTACTGCCTCAGTACACACCGCTTCCAGGGATCAGAATCAAAAGTGATCATTGGAATCATAGACAATAATGGCTTTCTTTTATTGAGCAGACCTATGCTCTACACACTCATCACGCGAGGGAAAGAAAGGGTATTATTACTTGCAGAACCATTTGCATATAATCAAGCATTAAAAGAAGAAAATGCGGGAATTAGAAAAACATGGATGAAAGGATTTTAAATTAATGAGCAACCCATCAAAGATACATATTGGAGATAGATTTAGCAGATTGTTAATTCTTGAAAGAGTCCCATATGATAATCATAGTTGTAAATGGAAATGTCAATGTGATTGTGGGAACATTAAGGATATTTTTTCTGCCGGTTTATTGAATGGAGAAACAAAATCATGCGGATGTTTACAAAAAGAACTTTATATATTAAGAAAAAAATATAATGAGTATGATTTATCTGGTGAATATGGAATAGGGTATTCAAGTAATTCTAAAGATTTATTTTATTTTGACTTAGAAGATTATGACTTGATAAAAAATCATTGTTGGATGATTGGAAAGTATGATAGATATGTTGTGACAAATATACCAAAAATGAATAAGTATTTAAAAATGCATAGATTAATTCTAGGTATTATTGACGGAGAAATTGTTGATCACAAAAACAGAATACGGACTGATAATAGAAAAGAAAATTTAAGAATTGCAACAAATTCTCAAAATGCAATAAATTGTAGCCTTAGTAGTATAAACACTAGTGGAATTACTGGAATTTCTTGGTGCGAATCAAGAGAAAAATGGGAAACATATATCGCTATCAATGGTAAAAGAACACATCTAGGAAGATTTTTTGATTTAGAAACTGCAATAAAAACAAGATTAAATGCCGAAAAAGAATTATTTGGTGACTTCGCCCCACAACGACATCTATTTGAAGAATATAATATTACGTGAAAGGATATTAAAAATGCCCGAATACCTATACAAATGTACTTCATGTGATACAGAATTTACTATCACAAAATCAATGACAGAAATAATCACTACATACTGTCCCAAATGCAAAACAAAAAAAGTTCAAAGAATTTATAAACCAACACCATTTCATTTAAAAGGTAAAGGTTTTTATAAAAATGATAACCAAAAACCCTTGACAAACGAACAATAGTGTAGTATTATTATTGAAAATCAAGGAGATAAATATGTCAAGATCAACACAATTTATTGGACTAAATAAATATGCAAAAGATTTTATTGCGAATGCCTTAAATGTGAAAGAATATGATATGACTACAGGTATGTTTGATGAAATTATAAAAGGACATATTTATTATATGCCTCCACCACAAGGCCCAAATACAAAATATATTTTTAAAGAAGTCGTACAAGCAACACCGTGGTCTTCTGGCCCTATGATTTTTACATGCCTAGAAGTTACATTGATAAAAGAATGTGGACAAAGATCAAAATCTGGAAAATACTTTCAATGGATGCTTGATCCTACTGTAAATGAATATGATATTGAAACCGGAAGATATTATGTATAAAATGATGCTATCCCATGAAATCACTCTTTTATATAAATCAAAATAAGGAAAAGGATAAAAATGACATTTTTGCAATATTTGAAGCATTTAAAAATGTGGTTTAAAATGTTCCCCCGTTGGAACGAATATTCACACGCATATAATGGATTAATGGGAGAAAGAGGGATTTGCATGGATTGTGGAAAAGTTGATCCCGAAGATCCTGATACTCCTGAAGAAATGGAAGAAGTTGTAAAAGAAATTAAAAAATCTCTGGAGAAATACGAATGAAATTTATAGATAAACTAATTGAAGAAACAAAAGCGTGTGAATTAGATTTTATTTGGCAATATAGCGCACAAGGAAATAAATTTCGATATAAAGCGGATAAACATCCATTAACCGATTTATCATTTTCCTTAGATGAAGTTGTTACCAAAGAAATTACCAAAGATAGTGGTAAAAAGGTAACTGTACCTGATGAAATGAGGGGAATGATTATATTCCCCAATGGAGCAGGAATGGTAGTAGATAAAAATAAATTAGAATTATTGAATCAAGAATGCGTCAATGCTATTTTTAGGGCTATGGATATTTTGGCTAATGATTACGCTAATGGAGCTATGCAAAAGGAACTAGAAGCACAAGCAGAAAAAGAAAAGAAAGACAAGGAAAATAAAAACAAACTTAATCAAGAAAAGGATACAAAAAAAGAAAATGTTAAATCTAAAGGAACCTCAAACAACTAATAATAAAAATATTTTTGTTAGAGCAACTGGAGAAGAATTTTTTGTTCAAGAATCCGTAAGAGGAGTTTACTTGCATAAAGGAATGAAAGAAATCATGGTGACTACTCCGACAGATGCAATTCTTATTATTGATATTTTGAAAAATTATTTACAAAGACAGTATTCTGATTTTACTAAATAAAACGGAGATCCTATAATGATTATTTTTTACGAATGCAATGTTTGTGGACACACAAGAGATGCTAATATAAAATCATGTCCTATTTGTGAAGTTGGAGATATGGTTGCCATGACTATAATTCGCAAAGATGTGTTAGATAAATTAAAATTTGAATTAAAACAGTATAAATTATTTGATAAATTACACGAAGAAAAAGATGTTTCATGAGGTTGTATGATAAAAATTTTTAGAAAATTTAAATGGTGGTTTTTTAAAGTATTTTTCAAAAGAACATATTTTAGAACTGTAGACTGGTCTTATAAAGAAGATTGTTCTATTATTCTCGAAATGTATAGAAATAAAAACGGCGGATTCAGAGTTGTAAAACAAGAAATATTAGAACCCAATAAAAGTGGGATTTCATGAGGTAAATATGAATTTATATGAATGTGAATTATTAAAACAACTTCAAGACCTGTTTAAAGAATTGAAATTATTAAAAAATATTAAGAAATATTTTTGGTACAAGATGGCGTATAAAAGAGTCGATATGATGTTTGATAATGATATATATTCAGATGCAGAGTTATTATGTATCATTGATCGTTGTAATCACATAATAAGTCTTAGGGAAATTGAACATAAAATCATAGAAATAAAGAAAGAATTAAAAATTGCTTTGGAGGTATAAATAATGATAACATATAGATCAATAAATAAAAAAATAAAAGTTCCATCGGTTATAGTCTGCGATAAATGTGGAAAAGATTTTGATCTTCAAACAGAATCGGGTGTATCTGAAATGCAAGAATTTCATCAAATAGATTTTTTCGGGGGATTTGATTCTATATTCGGAGATGAAACACACGTGGAGGCAGATATCTGCCAAAGATGTTTATACGACATGATTAAAGGATTTATGAGAACTTCTGCTACTTAAAGATTAAATTATGATTATAAATCGCATTGAAAAACACATAATCAAAAAATCTAGTCCTATGTGGAAGATCATAGATCAAAAATGTCTTGAATCTAAAAGCCTATATAATTGTGCTAATTATATCGTAAGGCAAGAATTAAACAAATCTGGCAAATGGATAAGATATAGCAATCTGGACAACTTGATGCAAAAGACGGAGCAATATAAAAGATTTGGTTCTCAAGTATCACAAAATATTTTAACAGTATTGGATAGAAATTGGAAATCCTATTTCGTGTCTATAAAAGACTGGAGTAAGAAAAAAGGAGAGGGGTATTTTGGAAAGCCGGAGTATCCTAAATATAAAAAGTATAACAGTAGAAACATTTTAATAATAAAAAATATTCAATGTAAAATAAAGGAAGAAAAACTTATGTTTTCTTGGAAACCATTAAAACCATTTAGTGGTATTCCAACTCATGTCGAAGGAAAATTGATGCACGTCAGATTTATTCCTATGGGTGCTTGTTATTATATGGAGATTGTGTATCAAATAGATATTCAAGAACCTAAAGATTTTGATAATCGGATTATAGGAATAGATTTAGGAGTTAATAATTTTGCTACTATTATAAACAATATCGGTTTTAGACCAATTGTTGTTAAGGGCAATACTATCAAATCCATGAACCAATTTTACAATAAAGAACGCTCTAGATTGTCGTCCGTGTCTAAAATGCGATGGAATAACAAAATGAGAAATCTTACCGATAAGCATATGCGCAAACTAGACACTTATACCCACACTGTTAGCAAAAGGATTATATCTTACTGCGTAGAAAACGATATATCTACAGTTGTTATAGGGTTGACGAAGGAATGGAAAAACGGCGTGAATTTAGGTCACATTAATAATCAAAATTTTGTATGCATTCCCTATGAGAAATTTATAAATCAACTAATTTATAAGGGCGAAAATGAAGGAATTACATGCATTACAACCAATGAAGACTTCACCTCTGGAACGAGTTTTTTAGACAACGAATTACCAACAGAAGAAAATTATAATATAAAAAGGAGAATAAAAAGAGGATTATTTAAATCTAATAATGGAACGTTGATCAATTCTGATGTAAATGGGGCATATCAAATTGTAAAGAAAGTATACCCAACTGCTTTTACAGAAATGTTTGGCCGAGGGATTAGAGGGTGCGATTTACACCCAGTTAGATTAAATATCTAACTAAGGAGTAGTTTTGACTACCCCATGAATTAGATCTTTTATTGGGTAAATTTGATTTTCATATAACTTTTTACTTGACAGAAATAGAAAATCGTGGTAAACTTATAGAAATTAAAAAAGGATAAATTATGGAAAATATTTTTGCGGAAATTGGGTTTTATTTCTTCTTTATTATTCTACCATTATTGCTTATATTAGTTGGAATGATTTGCTTAATAATAAAAGGAATCAGAAAATGAATATTCGATACGCACAACATAAAGGTGGTCAAAAATTACATATAGTTTTTACAAATGGGGAAATATGTAGTCAACCTCTATGTGGCAAAAAAGGTGGTTTGTATAGAATGACAATAAATGTACCTTTAGCTCATGCTTGTATGAATTGTGTAAGGTTGCGAAAAAACAACGATTATGTAAGAAAAGTATACAATACGTTTATTGAATCTTTGAAAATTTAATTATTATAGGATAAAAAAATGATAACAAAACATTTTTGCGATTGTGGAAAAGAATTGATATTTACACAAAAAGATTCTTGTATGGCTCCTTGGTATAGTTGCGATTGCGGAAAGCAATATTATAAAGCTTTCTGTGATGATTGTGGTGCAACAAGTGTATATGAGTTTCACCAAGAAATTAATGATCAATGTCATAAACCACATGAAAGCGCAATTTCATGTGAGGAAAAATAAATGCGAATTATAATTGCTGGCGGTAGAGATTTCTCAAATTATAATCTCCTAAAATCAGAATGCGATAGGATTATCGGATCGTTACATTATAGTCAAAATTATATAGATTACGAGGTTATATCAGGAGACGCTCCAGGCGCTGATACATTAGGAAAAAGATATGCAAAAGAAAAGAAATACAGACTGATAATAATGTCTGCAAAATGGGATTTATATGGAAAATCAGCAGGATATATCAGAAACAAAAAGATGCGCGATTATGCGAAACTAGATCCAGATTATTCTATGCTTATTGCTTTTTGGGATGGTAAATCTAAAGGTACTAAGAACATGATAGATTTGGCAAAAGAAGAACTAGACAAAATAGAAATTATAAAATACTAGGATTAATAATGCAGAAATTTAAAAAATTCAAAATTGAAAAATCATTAGAAGCAGAAAGAATCTGCAATAATTGCGGGAAATCTTTTATTTTTGATTATGACAATGACCAAGAATATCCAGATGACATTATTCATCCTTTTTCTGTACATTTCGGGTATTGGTCAAAACATGATATGGAACATTGGCATTTCGATTTATGCGAACCATGTCTTGAAAACACTATAAGCAA